GGTGGCACTGTTGAGGATATCATGAGAATAGCCGAGACAGAAAGTCACCGCGACACCAACGAAGCGATCTATGAGGCCGCAAAAGGCAGTGGCATCCAAAATCTCTACAAGACGTGGGAGACTATGGAGGATGACCGAGTGCGTGAGGCGCACGAGGAAATTCAAGGACAGACAGTTCCGTTTGAAGACGTGTTTGTCACATGGGATGGACACGAGGCACGATTCCCAGGCGACTTTGACGCAGCGGAACTGAATGTCAACTGTCGTTGCTTTTTATCTGTAAGTTTGGCGCAAGCCACTTAATATATAGCCGTGGTAGGGAAACCACGTAAAATAATCGCACACATGGTCACTGAAGACCTTAAAAGGCAAAGGAGAAGAAAATGAAAGCTGATGTAAGCAAGATTGAAGGGTATGAATCCATGTCCGCTGAGGACAAAGTGAAAGCATTGGAGAGTTTTGAGTTCCCAGAACCGACACCATCTTCTGACGACGGAGAGGTAAAGAGACTTCGCGAAGCACTGTCCAAGTCGAACAGCGAGGCCGCATCATGGAAAAGACAGCTTCACGACAAGATGTCTGACGATGAGCGGAAAGAGGCTGAACGCAAGGAACAAGCGCAGAAAGTCGAGGAAGAACTCGCTACACTCCGTAAGGACAAGACAATCGCTACGCTTGAGAAAGCGTACCTCGCGGCTGGTTATCCCGCAGAACTTGCGGCAGCGTCAGCCAAGGCACAGGCAGAGGGCGACACCGAAACTGTGCTGAAAAACCAAATGCAGTATCTTTCTGATACGAAGAAAACACTTGAATCTGCGGCTTTAAATAAACAACCCCCACTGTCTGTCGGGAATCCTCCCGCTGGCAAGCCGCAGACCGCAGAGGACAACATTATCGCACAGGCGATGAAGTACGCGGGGTTGTAATACTTATTTAAAGGAGAATTGCAATCATGGCAAACACCATTCAGCTTGCCGAGAGATTCCTTCCGATTCTTGACGGCATTTACAAGAAAGCATCTCTGACCTCCCGTCTTGACGCTCTTGATGAGCGCACCCGTTTTGTTGGTGCAAACAAGATTCAAGTTTTCAAGACCGAGATGAGCGGATTCGGCAACTACTCTCGCGCAACTGGCTTCCCGAAGGGCGATGTCACCTCTGGTTGGGAAGACTACACTCTTGAGTGCGACCGTGGTATCTCCCTCTTTGTTGACGCTATGGACGACGAAGAGACCATGGGCATGGCATTTGGCACTCTCCAGGGCGAGTTTGTTCGCACCAAGGAAGTCCCCGAAGTCGATGCATACCGCTTCGCAAAACTCGCTGGCACTACGGGCATCAGCACTGCTACCCCTGTTGACATTGTTGTCGGCACTACCGATTGCCCCGCACTCATCGATGCAGCTCAGATGCAGATGGCAGATGATGAAGTTCCCACTGAGGGCAATCTTCTGTATGTCTCCGAGAAGTTCTACGCTGGTATCAAGGGTAAAGTTACCCGCATTCTCGCAAATGAGAACAATGTGAACCGCGAAGTTGAAGTGTTCAACGACATGGAAGTCGTTCGCGTACCGAAAGGCCGCTTCAACACCGCTATCACTCTGAACGATGGCACGAACAACTTCGGCTTCACTGTCGGCGGTTATCCGATCAACTTCATGATTATCCACCCGTCCGCTGTGTTCTCCGTAGCAAAGCACCGCGAGCCGCGTCTCTTCGCTCCCGCTGTCAACCAGGAGATGGATGCATGGAAGTTCGACCTCCGTCTGTATCACGACATCTTCGTGTATGACAACAAGGTGAAGGGCGTGTATCTGAACCGCGCCGCTACTGCCAACTCATAATCAGTATGGTGAAAGAAGTTGAAGGTGGGATTGTCATCGGCCTCGTCGCCGAGACTCCCACCGAGGATAAAAAAGAGGAAGCCACCGCTCCAAAAAAGCGTGGTAAAAAATCGGCCGACGGTGATAAGTGATAATAAGGAGGTGGGCGAGTGAACTGTGTCGGAAAGTTGAAAAACTTGAAATCGATTCTGAAGATTGCTTCTGATGACACTTCGATGGACGATGATCTGTCCACCTATCTTGATATCGCTCGTGAAGAAATCACGAATTGGATGTACATCAACTATGCTGACAAGCCAGAGGAAGTTGAACTGCCGCGTAAATACGACGTTGTTCAAGTTCAAGCGGTGATTGTCGGATTGAATATGCAAGGCGGCGAGAACCAATTCAAACATACTGAAAATGGCATCTCCCGTGAGTGGCATTATACCGATATGCTTGAGTACATCCGAGCGCACGTCAATCAAATTCCAAGGTTCGGGTGATAAGATGCGCGAGTTGGAAATCAATAAGCAATTGATTCACTACGCTCTGTTCCAGGGGTATACGGACGCTGTGGACTCAGACGGATATAAGACGGGGGAGAAGACGAAATCGTACTCCGACCCCGTTCCACTCCGCATTAATGTGTCTCCCGCGAGAGGCAATGCGGACAGGGAAGTGATCGGCATAGATTGTCAGTATTCCAGGACGCTGACAACAGCGGACTTGAATTGCCCCATCCAGGAAGACAGCATTTTGTGGATTGGAGTCCCAACTACCGAGCCGCACAACTACGTTGTCGTCCGCAAGGCGAAAAGCCTCAACGACATTGTGTACGCAATACGGGAAGTGACATTAAGTGGCTGACCATGTTATAGACATTGACCCGCACAACCCATTCAGCGTGATGAAAGCGAACCGATTGTACAAGCAATACCGCAAAGAGTTTGAAAACAAGGTAGACCAATTCCTTGAGGACTTGGCGAACCTTGGGCGCGATACGCTTGACGCTTGCGGGTACACATCGAGTGGCGGAGAAATCACGGTGACGGTCGAACCACTTGAAGACGGGTACTGCATCAATGCGGCTGGCAAAGGTATTGTGATACTTGAGTTCGGCGCTGGCGATACGGTCGCCACGGGAAACAAGTACGCATCCATGATGCCATTCCCCGTTGAGCCTGGCTCGTATTCCGCTACACACGACCATCAGTATGAACTGACGGGGCGGTGGGTATTCGGTGGTGTTGTGTACACACAGATAACACCGCGCAACGGTATGCAGACGGCATGGGAAACGGTGATGCAGAATTGGCGAGACATCGCAGAGAGGATATTCTCATGAAGATAACGCGAAACGCTGTATACAACTACATAGCTGATGCGGTATCGGCGGAACATCCGAATGCGTATGTTGCAAGCATCTACGAACCGATTCCCGCTTCTCTGCCCGCTGTGTTCGTTCGTGAGATTGGCGACTTCCGCAATCGTGAGAACATGACGTTCACTGGTATGCAAGGTGTGCGGACAAGCACTTTCGAGATTCAAGTAGTCAGCGGACATACCAATGGCTCGATGTCTGAAGCCTACGCTCTCCTGGAAACGGCTCGACAGGCATTCTTCTCGCTACATTATAACGAAACAAATACTGTGATTGTCGAAGACGGGCAGAACGGAAACTACCGTCTGAGGGCATCATATCGGCGAGTTATCGGTGATGCCGATGAACTGCCAACATAAGGAGGACACACCATGAAATGTGTCTACTGTGGGAAAGAACTTCCCAAGGGCGCGACGCAGTGTCCGCACTGCTATGCCGAGGTCAAGGTAGAAGCGCCGAAGAAAACTTCTAAAGGAGCAAAGTGATATGGCGGGCGAAATTTCCAGTGCTGATATCAAAATCAAATACGCGGCAGAAGCAACAGCGGGTGTGCGTCCTACCTCTGGGTACAAAGAGAAAGCAACGGGCGCAACCCTCAACATTGCCGACTATGTGACGGGCATCTCTGGCCTCACCGCTGAGTTCGAGCAGTACGACGTGACTCCGCTGTCTGAGACTCGTAGACATCGTTTCGTAAAGGGTCTCCAGGGCAACGACGGTAACCTCTCTCTGAACTGCAACATCAACCCCGTGTCTCGTTCCGATTGGAACGCAATCGTCGCTGAGTATGCTGCTCTGACGGGTGGCAAGGGTATGTGGTTCGAGTTCATCCTTCCGGGTGACACGCAATCCATGTACTTCCGTGGCGAACCGTGTGAGATGGGATTCCCCGATGTTGAAGCCGCATCCGCTGTACAGGGTGCAGTGCAGATTATCGAAAACGAGTGCGCTGGTTGGGCGGCAAACTCCACGACTTGATGACACTATAACGGGGCGG